AGGTGCTCAAACAGTTTTAGGCAATAATACGTTTTTTGCTGCTGTGCAAAGCACGTCAACTGGATCAACAACGACTGGTAACTCTACTAGTGCGTTAGACGCGACTGTTCAAACAGCAGCAGCGGCTTTTCGTATTATTGGGTTTGCTTCTGGAGCTGACTCTACTATAGGCGATGCTTTTACAGATGTACTAGTTAAGTTTAACCCCAGCGCACATTCGTATACGAATAACGTTGGACTATAAGGAGTAGTATAACATGGCTATTTCACGCGCCCAGCTCCTTAAAGAGCTACTTCCCGGCCTAAACGCACTGTTTGGATTGGAATACGCAAAGTACGGCGAAGAGCACGCCCAAATTTTTGAAACAGAATCTTCAGATCGCTCGTTTGAGGAAGAAACTAAGCTATCCGGTTTCCAAGCTGCGCCTGTTAAGAACGAAGGCTCAGCCATCGAGTATGACAATGCTCAGGAAGCATGGAGTGCACGTTACGTTCACGAGACGATTGCGATGGGTTTCTCAATTACTGAGGAAGCTATTGAAGATAACTTGTATGACTCACTGTCTGCTCGTTATACGAAAGCATTGGCTCGTGCCATGGCGTACACTAAGCAAGTTAAAGCTGCGTCTATTTTGAATAATGGATTTGCTGCTGGCACCACTTACGGTGACGGACTGCCATTGCTCTCAACAGCGCATCCACTTGTTTCTGGTGGCACCAACTCGAATCGCCCAACTGTTGCGGCTGACCTTAACGAGACTTCTCTTGAAGCCGCCGTTATTGGTATTGCTGCTTGGACAGATGAGCGAGGATTGTTGATCGCTGCTCAGCCACGGAAGCTCATCATTCCACCAGCGTTGCAATTCGTTGCAACTCGTCTGTTGGACACTGATGGTCGTGTAGGTACTGCGGATAACGATATTAACGCTCTTCGCAACAACGGTTCTGTCCCTGAAGGATATTCCGTTAACCACTACCTCACAGACACCAATGCTTGGTTCTTGATGACTGATGTGCCGAACGGCCTGAAGCACTTTGTTCGTACCCCAATGTCTACATCTATGGATGCAGATTTTGACACGGGCAATTCGCGCTACAAGGCTCGTGAGCGTTATTCCTTCGGGGTTTCTGACCCGCTAGGAATTTACGGATCACCCGGTGCGTAATTAGTGTGGGGGGCAACTATTGCCCCCCATTACTTTTTGTGTTATAAGATACCAATCCCTGACAGTTACATCCCGTAACTGACTAACCCAAGACAGGAGATTAACATGGGTACTACTACTTTTTCTGGTCCTATTCGGGCTGGCAACATCCGTAACACTACCGGCACAACAGTAGGTTCAGACGTAGCAAACGTCGGATACGTTGTAATGTCTCAGCAGTACGTAGCTGACTTGTCTGGTGGCGCATTAGCCGCTGTAACCACTAATATCGTTATCCCCGCAAACTCTAAGATAGTTAACATCCTAGTTGACCTAGAAGTGGCAGCTAATGCTACTACCAATATCAGTGTTGGACAGGTAGGTGGTGGTGCAGCTACGTTCCTTAATGCTTTAGCTTCTGGCACTACTGTTGGGCTAAAGACTGTTACTACCCAAGGTGGTGGAACGCTAGCGTGGAAAGATACTGGTTCTTCTGACTTACGTCTCAATGTAACTGCCTCCGTAGCTACTACTGCGGGTAGCGCAGTAATTACTGTATTGTACGCACAGGCGTTTAATACTGCACTTCAACCGTAATAGAGAGGTGATAACATGGCTGCTAATTTAGTACGCGCATTTAACTTCTCGCAGGGTGACACTGCTGCTCTTGTTGGTCCAAACCGCTCCCGTATATTGGGTGTGTTGGTCAATGCCGCCGCCGCGTGTACGTTTCAATTGCGTAACGGTACCGCTGCTGGGGATATACTTTTGGACCTTACATTACCTGTAGGCTGGAACGAGGTTTATATACCCGCAGACGGTATATTGGCTAGTGACGGCTGTTTTGTTGCCGCACTTACTGGTTCTAGTAACGAAATAACTCTGATATTAGAGTAGGTTATGCGTTCTTACTATAGAAGCGGAGGCTCGGTTAAAAAGTCTGCCGCTTGGACTCGTAAGGAAGGTAAGAGTGAGTCTGGTGGGCTTAATAAAAAGGGTGTTGCTAGTTACCGTAAGGCTAATCCCGGCAGTAAGTTAAAGACTGCCGTTACTACGAAACCTAGCAAACTCAAAAAAGGCTCCAAGGCTGCGAACCGACGTAAGTCTTTTTGCGCTCGCATGAAGGGTATGAAGAAACGTAATACAAGCTCTAAGACGGCTAACGATCCAAATAGCCGTATTAATAAGAGTTTGCGGAAGTGGAATTGCTGATGCCCGCTAAATCGAAGAAACAACAGAAGTTTATGGCAGCAGTAGCAAATAATCCCAAGTTCGCTAAGAAAGTTGGGGTACCTCAAGATATAGGAAAAGAGTTTATGAAAAAGAGCACTAAGAAAATGATGGGTGGCGGTATGACTGTTCCCGCTGGTGGGATGGGCGCTATGGGTGGAGCACCTATGTCTGAAGAAGAAAGGCGTAAACGCGCTATGATGGCTAAAATGGCTGCTGCCAGTGCCGCTCCTGCTCCCGCTGCTCCAAGCATGGGTATGAAAAAAGGCGGTCTGGCTAAACCATACAAAAAAGGCGGTAAAGCTCGCGGTTGCGGTCTGGCTAAGCAAGGTGTCCGTAAAGCCAAAATGGTAACAATGAAGGGCGCGTGAGATACTTACGTGCTTTAAAGGTAAGTAACCATGGCTACATCAGGCACTACAACATTTAACATGGACTTCACGGAGATCGCTGAAGAAGCGTGGGAACGTGCAGGACGCGAACTACGTTCTGGGTATGACCTTCGTACTGCTCGTCGGTCTATGAACTTGATGACTATCGAGTGGCAGAACCGTGGCATTAATATGTGGACAATAGAGCAAGGCTCTCTTGACCTCGCACAAGGGCAGTCAACGTACGCTTTACCCGATGATACTATTGACTTGATGGAACATCAAATACGTACAGATGCGGGTAGCACCTCGTTACAGTCCGACCTTACTATAAGTCGTATTAGTGTGAGCACTTACGCGTCTATCCCTAACAAGTTAACACAGGGTAGGCCAGTACAGCTTTTCATCCATAGGAATAGCGGGCAAACTTATCCTTTAGGAATCACACTAGCAGCTACTGTGTCTAGTACAGATACTACAGTTACTTTAAGTGGAGTTTCTGATCTACCACCCGCAGGTTTTGTAAAGATTGAAGATGAAATAATAAACTACGGTAGTATTGACGGTAACGTTTTACAAAACTGTTTTAGAGGACAGCAAGGTACAACAGCCGTTGCACATACAGTGGGTGGCGCTGCTATTACCGTGTATTGGGAACAAGTCCCTGCGGTTACTGTATGGCCTATTCCTGATGGTACGCAAAGCTATCAACTTGTATATTGGCGTATGCGTCGTATTGAAGACGCTGGTAATGGCGTACAGACCGCAGATATGAACTTTAGGTTCTTCCCTTGCTTGGTTGCAGGGCTAGCTTATTATATTGCTATGAAAGACCCACAGCTTATAGAGCGAGTGGGAATGCTAAAACAAATTTACGACGAACAATTTGCCCTAGCTGCGCAGGAGGATCGTGAAAAAACCTCCGCACGTTTTGTGCCTAAAATAGGTAGAATATAATATGGGGGATAGGTTTGCATCTGCTAAGAAAGCCATCGCTCTATGCGATGTTTGTGGGTTTGAATATAAACTTAAAGAGCTGCGCAACCTTATTACTAAAGGGCGGGACACAGACATTAAAGCCTGTCCCGAGTGTTGGAACCCAGATCAGCCGCAGAATAAATTAGGAGAATATCCTGTAAATGATCCGCAGGCTATACGAGACCCTAGAATAGATACAAGTATTGGAGAAGCTGGGCCATATAGCAGTAGAGACATCCAGTGGGGATGGAACCCTGTTGGTGGAGGAAGTGATCCATACGGATTAACTCCTAACACGTTACTTGGTACTACCTATTTGGGCCAAGTTACGATAAACATTACGTAGGAGTAGTAAAATGAACGTTTTTGGAATGAAAAAAGTCAAGGTTATAGAGAATAAAGGTGTGCAACCTTGTGAAGAGGCCCCTAAGCCCGATATGAAAGGCGTTAAAACCACAGGCATTAAAATGCGTGGTACAGGCGCAGCTACAAAAGGAACTATGGCTCGTGGGCCAATGGGGTAAGTTATGAACTATAGCGAGTTAAAAACAAATATTGAGAACATCACTGAGAACTCTTTCACTGATGCACAACTCGCTATGTTCACTGAACAAGCTGAACAGAAGATATATAACACTGTTCAAATTCCCGCATTACGCAGGAATGTGACTGGTACACTAAGTTCGGGTAATAAGTACCTCGGTGCTCCAGCAGATTTTCTCTATACATACAGCCTTGCGGTTGTAGATGGTAGCGGGGAGTATCATTTTCTGTTGAACAAAGATGTAAATTTTGTTAGGGAAGCATACCCTACGCCTACAGCGACAGGGTTGCCAAAGCATTATGCGTACTTTGACGACGACTCAATCATCCTCGGACCTACCCCTGACAGCGCTTACACAATGGAACTGCATTATGGGTATTACCCTGAGTCTATTGTTACAGCGGGTACTACATGGTTAGGTAATGAGTTTGATTCAGCGCTACTTAACGGGGCATTGATTGAGGCAATACGCTTTATGAAAGGCGAGCCTGATCTAGTGCAGTTTTATGAGCGTTTATACGTTCAATCGCTAAAACTGCTTAAAACTTTGGGGGATGGTAAACTTCGTGAAGATACATATCGCTCTGGGCAGTTTAGAATGAAAGTAGAATAGGAGATAAAAAATGGCGATTTCACAAGCGATGGTAACTTCCTTCAAGAAAGCACTTCTTGATGGAGAGATGGATTTTAGTTCCAATACATCTCAAGCGTTTAAAATAGCACTCTATACCAGTAGTGCTTCGTTAGGTGCGGCTACCACCGCGTATGCAACAACTAACGAAATATCAGGAACAAACTATACTGCGGGCGGTAACACGTTAACTGTTGTAGCCCCCGCAACGTCTGGTACTACCGCATTCCTAGATTTTGCAGATACTACGTGGTCTACAGCAACAATTACGGCACGTGGGGCACTTATTTATAAGTCTGGTAGCGGCGATCCTGCGGTTGCGGTACTTGATTTTGGGGCTGATAAGACAGCAACAGCGGGTGATTTTACTATCCAATTCCCCACCGCAGACGCTAGTAACGCTATAATTAGGCTTGCGTAGGGTGACTGAATGCCATCATCAACATCATATGTAGGATGGGGTTCTACCGCATGGGGCCAAGGCTCTTGGGGTACGGACCTAATTATTGTAAGTGTTGATGGGGTTCAAGCTACAGCTAATCTTGGTACTGCTAGTGTAGCGGCAGATGCAAACGTCGCGGTAACTGGAGTTGTCGGGACACCCGCTCTTGGTACTGTAACAATTAGCGGAGCTGCTATAGTTCAACCTTCGGGGTTACAAGCCACAACAGGGCTTGGGACAATTGTAGTTTCCGCCGCTGCTAATGTAGCAGTGACTGGAGTAATAACAACAGGTGCACTTGGTAGTGTAACTATAAGTGCACCTGTTGTTATTAATGTAACAGGAGTCCACGGACAAGCAGAACTAGGTAATGTAATCGTTGCGAGTAGCTTAGATGTAGCGGTAACGGGTGTAAATGCAGCAGGCGCAGTAGGTACAGTATTTATCTGGGGGGACATTAATGATAGTCAAAACCCCAATTGGCAAAATATTGCTGGCGCACAGGCACCAACTTGGGGAGACATTAATGA